TAGAACAATCGCAGAGAATTTTACAACATTCTTTTTTAAAATTGCACAGGATACAGGCATACCTGCAACTACATTGTTAGAAAGTATTCAAGGTCAAACTAAACTTGACATGAATAGAACTATTGCTTATTACTTAAACAGTTTTAAATCTAAGTCTGCATTGTACGGTATCAGCTTTATACCACAACCCAATCTTCCAGTAGCACGTAACATTGTGCTTTAATATATGGCTAAGTGGGCACAAGGTAATTTCACTCCAACTAATCCACAGAAATATGTAGGTAAACATACACCTAGATATCGTTCAGGTTGGGAATTGACGTTCATGCAATTCTGTGATAACAACAAGCATATCATATATTGGGCAAGTGAAGCTATAGCTATACCTTATAAAAATCCCTTTACAGGAAAACCTACTAGATATATACCTGACTTCTTTGTAGTATATCAAAACAAGTACGGTAAACAGATAGCAGAAGTAGTAGAGATTAAACCTAAAAAACAAAGTATTATTGAAAGTAAGGTAGCAAACGCCAAAGATAGAATGGTAGTAGCATTAAATCATGCTAAGTGGCAGGCTGCAATGGCCTACTGTAAAAGTCAAGGGTATACATTCAGAGTCATTACAGAAGATGACCTTTTCTACAACGGTCGCAAAAAGTAACTAAATACTTTTATGACCAAAAAATTACAAGAACTTTTTGAAATGCCACTGTCTGAAGATGAGATGGGCTTAACTGTTCCTATTCCCTCAGATGCACAAGAAATAACAACTGACGCATTATCTAACTTAGAAAAGATTGAGAATGCTTTACCACAAGTACGTGGATTAGAATCAGCAGATACTGAGATGGATGGACTAGCTGAGTTAGCTACTAACAGTTATAAAGACTTGATGGATTTAGGTATGCAAGTAGACAGTAGATTTAGTAGTGAAATCTTTGGTGTTGCTGGTACTATGTTGGGACATGCTATCACTGCAAAGACTGCTAAATTAAACAAAAAGTTAAAGATGATTGAGCTACAGCTTAAAAAAGCCGCATTAGATCAGAAAAATATAGCTAAAACAGAAGAAATTGAAGCTACTCCTTTAGGAGAAGGCAAGACATTAGACCGTAATGAGTTGCTTAAGATGTTGGTAGCTAAAACAGATGAGAAATGATAAATACAGAATACAGGAATAAGAAATGAAGAGCCTAAAACAATACATCGTAGAGAGTGTTCACACTTATAACTACACTATCAAAATTGCTGGCGACGTGGATAAGAACTGGTTAGATATGTTCAAGTACAATCTAAACAAGTTTGATCCTATTCGTATCAGTGAGCCTACAAAAACACCTATTCAAAAGGATCCATATGGATTTCCTAATTTAGCAAATCAATCTGTAACAATCATTAAAGCAGACTTTCGCTACCCAGCGACAGAGCCAATGATTCAGCAGATTGCTCAATTATTAGGTTACAATGTAGATATGGTCAGAGTAATTAGTACAAAGTATGATGACAGCATCAACGGCGAAGTTGAAGGTTACGCCAATCAAATGAAAAATAGCCCAGTTCTTACACACGAAGAAATGGAAGAACAACCTGGAGCTAAAGAAGCCTCTAAAGCATATGGCGATAGCTATTTGAATAGTATTAAGGATCAAACTAAAGACAGTAAGATTGATATTCCTTATGAAGGCAAAAAAACTCCGGATGCGTTTGACCCCTTCAAGGTCATTCCACAAGATCCAACTGGTGCCAAAAGTCCAATGAGCACTATCACAAGACAGCCTAAGCCTGCAACTGGCGCAAGAAAATAATTCAAAGGAACATAAAATGGATTTCAAAAGTTTATTATCACAACTAGACCAGTTGAACGAAGCTACAGACAGAAGTGAACCTGGTAAAGTAAAGCACACTGCTGAGCCAGGTGGTTATGGTCGTAAAGATGACGAAGATGACGAAGGCAAAAAAGTAAAAGATACTAGTGCTGAGAAAAAAGGTCGTGGTCGTCCAAAGAAAGCTACTCAATCTTCGGGTGAAGATAAGAAATATGACTTCAGTGCGTTTGGTGTTAAGTCTGGAAAAGATGTTAAATTACCAAAGCATGACAAAAAGAAAACTATTAAGCATAGCTTAAAAGAATATCTTGACCAATTAGATAAAGCATTGAATGAAGAATATACTACTGCACCTATGCCAGGTGCTGTTCAAGTTAAAGACGCTTCAGGTAAAGTTGTTGCAACGGCAAAAAGCCCTCAGGCAGCAGAGATGTTCAAAAAAGGTGATGTAACTCTTGGTAATCCAGAAGAAATGCACGAAGAAGATATCGGTAAGCATAACAATGCTACAACAGGCTTTGATGCATTAGTTCGCAAATTAACACCTAAGTATGGTGTTGAAGCCGCAAAACGTATTGCCGGCGCTCAGTTAAAGAAAATACGTGAAGCAGACATGCCACCAAACGACAGTTTAGCTAGCCCACTATCATTAGAAGAAGGCAAAAAGACTGTTAAGAAAGACGACAAAGCTGAAAAAGCCGGTAAGAAAGTTACTAAAGACTTAGAATATGATATGAAGCACAAAGGTAAAGATGATGCTAAAGCTGAAAAGGCTGGCAAAAAAGTTACCAAAGACATTGAGTATGATGAGAAAAAGAAAAAGACAGTAAAAGAAGCGGCTAAGCCTGACTTCCCGGATATTGACGATGACAATAATACAAAAGAAACAATATCTAAAGCCGCACAAGATGCTAAAAGAGATAAAAAGAAAGTTAAAGAAGGTATGGATCATAGACTAAAGGCAGCCCGCCATATGGGTAAAGCACATGCTCTAACTAAAGAAGGTTATAATTGCCGTTATGATGACATGGAAGAATCAAGACACTACCATGAAGGCTACAAAGAAGGTTTAGATGAGTGTTATGGCCAAATGCCAGTACAAGGTTTAGTTGTAGGTGAAACAGGCATGCCAGCTGCAACAGTACCTGGCATGGCTTCACAAGCACAACGCGGTGGCATGGGTGAAGGTAATGCATTTACAGGTGCATTGGCTAAGACTCCGCAAGGTAGCAAATTCAGTGTTGGTGGCAAAACATTTACAGACCGTAGTTCAATTGAAGAAAGCCCATTCGCTTTTGAAGCACTAGAACAACAATTAAATTCATTGCTAGAATCTAAAGAAGATGTTGCTGAAGGTATGACTGTATCTATCAGTAAAGGTCAACAAGGTTCTCCTGACTCTGTGACAGTATCAGCACAAGACGGTGAAGCCGATCAGTTGTTATCTGCTATTAAGCAAGCAGGTTTAGGCTTGTTTGGTGGCGATGAACAAAATGGTTACGGTGCTCCGCAAGGTGGACAACCACAACACGGTGGATTAGATGTTGTTGGAGATCACGATGGCATGATGGCTCTGATTAAGAAAGTAGGCGGCGGTAATGCTGGTGCTGAAGAAGGTTCAGAAGATTATGCTGATGAAGAAGGTCATGATGATGAGCACGGGCACGAAGACACGTGTGAAGCATGTGGTGGTATGATGGAAGCCGATCATTCATGTGATGAAGGTCAAGAAATGGTTGATGAAGTAGAATCAGAAGATCAAATGGAATATGAAGTTGCAGAAGAAATCGATCCTAATAACAGCGATGAAGCAAACGAAGTTAACAGCGATGCTGTTCGTGACGCCGCATTAGCAACTGCCGCTAGTACAAACGAAGAACAAGTTGATGAAGACGAAGCTGAAGCTGAAGCAGAAGATGATGCACAAAAACTTGATGAGTGGGCTAATGATGCTGGAAAAAATGGCACAGACACTACATTCGAGCAAGACATTGACTTTATGACTAAAGTTATTTCTGGTGGGTTGAACAAACAAAAATCTACAGGACAATCAACAATACCAGTGGTGTCAACACAATTGAATCGTTTAGGTAATCCTATGCAAGAATCAGTTGATTTGTTACATGATTGGCGTAAACTAAGTGGTATTAAGTAATTAATATTGCTCAAAGTACCCGGCTCTAGTCGGGTATTTTTTTGGCTATCGCCTTTGTTAAAAGAACGATAAATACTAGATAAGGTGATACAGATATGGCTCAACAAAATATTGACTTTGGTACATTTCCTGATGATCCTGATGCCGATGCTATACGAACAGCGTTTCAAAAAGTACAGAATAATTTCAGTGAATTATACACAGTTACATCGGATTCATCAGTAACGTCAGTAAACAGATCCTCAGGTTCTGGAATAACAGTTAACTCTCCTACGGGAAACGTAGTAGTTAGTGCAAACGTATATAGGGTAGAAGTTTCTACATCTACATTAAGTATAGGTATAGGAGCGAATAACTTACCTCCTCCTGCACTATACATATCAGGATCACAGACTTTAGTTATTGATTTACCAGGTAATATTACAACAAATAATTTTGCAACTACAGGGAATGCAAACATTGGTGGATATGCAATTGTATCAGGTAATCTTACTGGTGCTAATCTAAACACAACCGGAGTTGTGTCTGCTACTGGTAATGTAAGTGGTGGTAATATTAATACAGGTGGTATTGTAAGTGCGACCGGTAATGTGTCAGGTGGAAACTTAACAACCGGTGGAGCATTAAGTGTCACCGGTAATGCAAACGTAGGCAATATTGGAGCAACCAGTGGCGTATTTACGGGGAATATATCTTCTCTTAATGCAAATTTAGGTAATGCCGCATCAGCAAACTATTTTGTGGGGGATGGTAGTTTACTAACAAACGTAGCACCTGTTGCAGGTCCTCTGATATCAAATGGTACAAGCTATGTT